TGTGCTTCCGCATTGTCTAGCACGCCGTCGATTGTTGCTAAGGCTGTGTTTGTGGCTTCTATATCTGTCTCGATTGTTCCTAATTTACTTTCTACATTACCGAGATGAACTTCTGCAGCTGATAATGTGCTTTCTGTGGCAAAACCTGTAATATTACCTGATGAAATATTTACATTTACTTTATTAGATCCAACACATGCCTCTAATACGTCTACGCCGGCATCAATATTTCCGAGATGAACTTCCGCATTGTCTAGCACGCCGTCGATTGTTGCTAAGGCTGTGTTTGTGGCTTCTATATCTGTCTCGATTGTTCCTAATTTACTTTCTACATTACCGAGATGCACTTCCGCAGCTGATAATGTGCTTTCTGTGGCAAAACCTGTAATATTACCTGATGAAATATTTACATTTACTTTACTACTACCTACACAACCTTCTAATGTTTCAACAGCACCCTCAATCTCTGATAAATGAGTAATCATTGTAGATTGGTTAGACGCAGACGCATCGCCTCCGCTTCCTCCTCCGCCTGATACAATATCAACCTGTAATTCATTACCAGACACGCAATTATCTAAAAGTTCTACCGCTGTCTTAATTGCAGCTGTGTCGAGTTTTATATTATCTAACACGCCGTCGATTGTTGTTAGAGCTGTATTTGTTGATCCTACCAAAGTTTCTAATCCATCTACATTTAAATTTACTGAATCAGTAGATACTTTGATATTTGCTGTGTTTGTTGCGATAGTATCTAAAACAGCGTTATCTGTTGATGATAGTGCTACAATCTGTTCTGCTGATGAATTTACAACCATCGGCTTAAAATTTCCGGCTGATACATCTCTACCATAATTGTAAATTTGTAATTTAGTTGAACCTTCACCAATATTATTATTACCCGCGCCTGCGTATTTTTCGTGTAAATCAACTAACGCATGACCTCCTGAATCTGCTTTGATGTGGTAGTTTGTACCTGTCCCATCTGTTGCTGAATTACCTGTAAGATTTACAACCTGACGTCCTGCTGAATCTACTAGTTTAGATCTACCCTGACCATTTGCTCGATCGTATCCCAGATCTACTGTCCTTAGAACTGTTGTACCATCACCGATAGCACCAGAGTTGTTTAGGTGTCCTGAGTGTTGATCGTGCAACTGAACCTTTAAGTGTCCGTCCGCATCAGCGAGGATAGGTTTTTCTGTTGTGTGATCAGCGATATTTGTTCGTCCTGCTAAATGATTATGTATTACGCTAGGATTAGCGACGTTTGAATTATGTTGTAATAAAGCATCTTGATAAGCACCAAAGGTTGTCATTTTTATAATAAAATATTTATTATAAAATTTATTTAGTTTTCTGTAATATAACTTGAGGGTAGGGGACTTGTAATGGTTTTGTTATCTTAAATATTACTGCTGAATGCGGTGATAATCTCGGACGTTTTCCATCAGGGCGACGAATATCGACATCTACCTCGGTTATTACATAATCTCTTACCGCGGTAAAAGTAATATCTGATTCTAGTCCATAAAAGAAATCACCATTGTTTTCATTGCGGTAAAGATATGCTACAGCTGGTATCATGCTTTGACTATCTGAACCGCCAATAAATTCAGTATTTGTTGCTCCCCCTCCTATGTCAGAATACACTACGAGGTAGGGATAATCTAACTTGGAAGGGAGTTGAAATGCTGTGATACTACCTTGCTCACAATCAGGTTCTGCCTGTCTTACAATTGAATCTACACCTAAATCGAATAATGGCATATTCAATTCATTCAATGATAGTGGTTGCATTTCTGCTGATGAAATAAATGCTCCTGTCGTCAATGGTTTTGTAATACTTGAATATGATTTCTTATATGTAAAAATATCTTGAAAAACAAAATTATTTACAAAAAATGCTTGTTCATCTCCAACTGGGTTTAGAATCTGATCTAAATCAAACCCCAACTTTGCTAGTAAAGTGTCTCTATATTTGTCATATTCTGCTGGCGATAGTTCTGTTGTATTACCTATTGTATCATATAACGATATGCCCTCAATGGCAATGCCGGATTGTGAGTCCATAATCGAACCTGCTTTCTGAGTTGTTTTAAATTGGCTGTAAACAAAATTAAAAGGATTAAATTCAAAACCATTAATTACTTGTGTTTGTGTTAAAAAACCTCCTTTTAGTTTTGCTCTAGCAGGATAAATTGAACCTACTTGATTGACACGATAAACCTGTTGCTCAGGGCTTTCGGTAGCTGTTAGATTTTGTGGCAACTTACTAGGTAAATCATTTCCTAGTGTCATTGGTGTATTCAATCCTGATAATTCAAATCGTGATAAATCAGGATTAAAATCTATCTTGGGATTTACAGCACCAACATACATGACATTAGTATAATTATCTTGATTGATTGGATTTCTGTTACCAACACCAATATTACATAATGCGACTGCCTCGTTTCTTGTAAATGATGGATCAAAACCCATCTGAATACCTGGCGGACAATTACCTATATCTATCTGCCATTTGTTGTTTACATTTCCTAAATCAGTTGTATTAAAATTTGTTAAATCCATATCATCTAATTCATATGTACTAATAAATGCTATCAGTGGAAAATTATTGCGATTACCAACCTGTTCAGAATGATAAGCACTTACCCTGGTTACTGGATTTTCTACAGGTTGGAAAATTGGTACAACTGCTAAATTATGATCTCTCGCTAACTGTGTGGCATAATCTATATCTCTTTGTGTTCCAAATTCATCTACCCAAACTCCAGTAAAAAATTCTTCTTCACCTGGATTGATTGGAGCAAATATAATATTCTGTGCACCCGCCCCGCCAAAGGCAATATTACCGAAACCAGGAGTTGCCAAAGTAACATTTGGTGCTGTGCCATCATGAACTGTCATATTCATACCTTGAATTACAGCAGACCTCCCAGTAGCATCGACACCATCAATTGTTCCTCCTAAAACTACTACTGTTTGTCCGACTTTCAGAGATTGTTCAAATGTTCCATTAGCATCAGCAAATGGTAGCCTTGGATCTCTGTCAGTATGGTTTGCAGCCATTAATGATATGAATTCGTAATCTCCTGGTGTAGTACTATTTTCACCATAATATAAATCATATTGGCTACTAAAGTATGGTGCTGAATTTGTGTGCTGGGCAAAGAGTGTATTGATCCCCTCAATCTTATCGCCTGTGTATCCGTCTGGTACATTCTTTGATGTCTGATATACAAAGCCTTCCTGAAATCTACTTTTTACCCATATAGAAGATAATTCCTGTCCATCATTAGGTGTAAAATCTTTTTGAAAACCTCCGCATCTTCTAACACCTCCAAAGTCCGTTGACGGCATTAAAGTATTTCTTGTTTGAACTTCAGATGTTGCTGGAAATCTTGACCTTTGACCAAATGGTTCAGTCCCTGCCCCTGGGTAAGGGCGTGGGGGTGCGCCTACTGGATTCTGGGCATCGCCATATACCGCAAATTGTAAATGTCCGTTGACACTTGCCTCATCATTATACATGCCAATATCTAAATTTACTGATACATTTTTTTTATAATCCTCACTTGTTGTATCAACTTTATTATTCTGATTTCCTAAATATCTTTCAACCTTTCTGAACGCTTTTGCTATTCTTTGTATATTACTAAAATTATATTTCATATTTGTAAGTACCAAACCATGTTTAGGATATTGAGCAAAACCATTTCCTGATTCTGCAAATTTATTTAAAATACATGATCTCATTCCTAACTCTCCTCTAAATTGATGACCAAAATCACCATCAGTTGCAGTATTTCTAATTAAATAACTTTGCTTAACTGACCCAACATATAAATCAGATTCATCCTCTCGAAGTGTTCCTACGGGTTGTGGAAAGATAAAATTATAAAATGCGCTTTTTAGTGCTACAACACGTGTCATTTCCTTAAACGCTATGCTCTCATAAAACGTTCTTCTAAGTCCTGCCAAAGTAGGTTGGTTAGCATTTCTTGTTGAATTTGTATATGGAAAATTACTTGTAAATGTTATATTTTTTGTGCCTCTACCAAACATATTACATACCATAGGTTTATATGTTGGTGTTGAGACTATCGTTGGTTTGTTATCAGGACGGAAATTTACCCCGTCTTGATACCTGTACGTAATATCTTCATCACCATCTGCAACACCTTGTTCAACTGCAAAGCGTTGCAATTGTCTTCCTAGTGGATCAACAGCAGTATAATTATAATCTAAGTTTCTGTAATCTATAAAATCATCTACTGGATTTTCTAATGAAATTTTATTTGGTGTATGTAATTGATCAGTTAATATAGAACCGATATTTTCAGGGGTAGCAAAGGAGGGTTCAATTTCTAACGTTGTTGTTGTAGTTCTTTTCTCTAAATTTGCATTCAATGTATTTGTATCCAAACCATCGGTATTTGGGTTTTGTCCTGCTACAGCATCAGAAGTTGCATCATAAATATTTGATAATCCTGTATATCCTTGATTACATAAAAAATATCTTGAACCATCAAACTTTCTATCATTAGCAGACATAAAAGAACCCTGATTTACAACCGCCTCAACCTCGAACTCATGGTATGTAGTTTTTGTAGGATCTAAAACCTGAAATGTATTAGTGCCATCCCCTGATATTGTTCTGAGTGTAGATGCTAATAAAGTACATTTTACCAATGAACCATCAGTATAGATGTATGGGGCGTGCACAATATTTGGAAAATCACAATCACATTCTTCTATCTGAAAAGTTAAAATTTGATTTGGTGGATTTGCTGATGATTCTGTTGTTGTTAGTACACGAATGGCTATCCCTGTTTCCTCACCTTCAAAATTTGCTGGTAATGGGTTGGTTTTGTATCGTGCACCTAAGTCCTCGTTTGCTGTTACACCTACTGGTATTACTTGATTCAATGTCAATCTTATCTGTCCAGATCTATAATTATTTTCAACTTTTGTAACCTCACCTAAAACTGTTGCTCCGTCACTTGATAAAATCTCATAACTTGTTGTTATGGCTAAGCCGTTTACATCAGCAAAAATGACTATCTGTGTTGCTCCAGCACCGATAGTTTCAACTGATTTTGGTAGTACATTATTAAATAAATCCCCTGATGAAGGTATTTTTCTAAATAAAGTATATACAGTGCCTGGTAAGTATCCGCCTGTAGCATCTATACCAAAACCTGTTTTAGTTGTTCTCATACGAAAAATCATACCCCCAGAAAAATAATTATTTGGTACATGTCCATTTAATGTGATACTATCAGCACCTACATATGCTGGATTGCCTCCTCCGTCGGTTGCCGTGGGTGGAAAAAAATACTCACCCAAACTTCTTCTACTTAACATTGTTTGTGCATTTGCTTGACTCACAGGAGTTGCACTACCATTAGGTGTTCCTAAATTACCTGTGCCGTTTCCTCCTGTTGTATTTGATACTGTTGGATTTGTTATTGTTCCATTACCAATATAAGTTCTATGAAAAATTGATGGCATAGAAAAAGTATTTTTTCCGCAATGATTTATATAATATGAATATTTTAAATCACATTTATTATCTACAAAATTTTCATCATTCGGATCTCCTGTAAATTCTATTACTTGATCACTAGCACCTTTGGTATTTACGATTACCTGTTGAACACTTACTGTGTCTCCCATATTTACCTGGATACCTGTTGAGGATACTAAATTTGTCCATTTATTCTTAAACTTGTCCGCGTGTTCTCTTTGGTTAATATCTATACTGCGCAAACGATTTGCCTCTAACATGATATACTTCTCTGACATTTTTATTATATAACATTTTATATAATATAAAGATTTGAATTTAACACGAAGTGTCATGGCTACGCTAAAACATTGCCATAACTCCCGCTGACGAAATGCTTACACGACGGAGACCGACAACATAGTTGTTAAGAATCTTTTGGGCTGTTCCTGTATAATCGACACGGACAGACAGGGTGTCCTGCGAGAGATCCATAACCTGTCCATACTTAGAAAGAGATCTACTAATGCAGAAGTTATCTGCGATCTTCTGAAGACTGAGGACACGCTCTCCTGAATTTACAATTGATTTCTGTAATTCTGACATGTGTAGTGCCTCTGCCCGACGGAGTCCTGTGCCTGCTATGACTGTCTGTGAGTATCTCTGAAGTGGTACTAGACGAGATGGCATATGGTTTGTCCCGTGGATGTATTCGTATGATCGTGCCTGATCAGTTACACCGGTAAGTGAGTGGGCATTGATTGAACGTGCTGAAGCAGTTGCTGTTAGTAACGGCTGTGTAAAGAGTGCCTTTGCGCGCTTTTGCAGAGTGGGGATCTGTGCCTGAACTAGACCTGAATTTACTACATTATGGCGGTGTAGTTCATAAGCCATAAAATCAAATGAAATACCTGATGGAGACGCAGCAGCACGAAGTAAGCCCTCAACATATGCTGGCGGTGGTTGTACGGATTGGCAGATCATTTCAATCTCGCTGAGTTCATAAGTAGGTGCAGCAACTGAACCTGATTTGACATTAGTCCCGTCATCGGCGGTTGTGTAGAAATCTAATGGTAGTTCTCTATCAGCTACCTTGTAGTAAATTAATGAACCAGCACCGCCGAATACGTGATCGTGTTGGAGACCCTGTGTGGTATTACGGAGTGGTAGGTAGTTGATACCGAGTTTAGCACCTGAGCGGAAGAAACCTAGAACAACACCTAACTCCTCCTCATGCGTAAAGTTACCATCGTTATCAGCAATGTAAAGCTTATCATGAACAGCAAATGGGTTGTTATCATGATCAATATCGGTGAGGGCAATGTATCCATTTGCAGCTGAACCATTACCTGCTGCAGGAGTATCACCGGATCTAGTTTCTGATCCATTAGCCTTGTCAGTGGTTGTAAGTTTGATTGGGGTATTTACGCTGTCATTCTTTTCACCTACTTTCGATAGCTGGACGCATGAACGAAGGAAATCGTCTGTCTGTATAGTTAATCTCATACCTGCCATAGCACTTACTGGGATAATATTACCCTGCTTGAAAAGACCGCAGTTGAGGGGTGCTTGAACCATAACCTTATGTGCTACACGAGTGGCTGTATCAGGAGCTGTTAATGTTGCAGCATTAGATACTTCATGCTGAGCGTAGAATAGAGTTTTGTCTGTGTGCTTATTGCCTACGACATCCTGTACACCCTCGAAGAGTTCGTTCTTGTGAGCTACAGATGGGCTACTGATGAAGTTCTGAAAAAGTGATTTGAATGCGTTGTAATCCTCGCAAAGTTCTAGTGTAGTTTGATTACCGCCATCACGGATTGTTACTTGACGCATCAATGCATGAACACCGCCCGCCTTCGGATCAGGGGCTACCTGTCCTCGAACGTTCTTGAATTGAAGTTCTGCCTTAAAATAAGTTAGGCTTGGATCTACAAATCCTACGAAGCTCGGTACATGAATACGGATTTCCTCACCTGGCCCAACTGCCGATGTGACCTCAGGCTTGATTGCGACTGACTTGGACGGGATGTATTGGTTTTGTGTCTGTGCTTGAAACATATTTTATTAATATTTTTTTTTAAAAAAAACATTATTTATTTTCAAATACATATTGTATCAACCAAAAAGCAATTGGTAAAGTTGCATAATATATTAATACAGGAAAAAATATAAGTATATCATTAAGCCGAAACCATAACATCGCCGTTTTTAATTGTCATTAATCTTTCTACACTAGCATAAACGCGCATCTCACGAGCCTCGTTTTTACCATTAGTGCGCTTGTAGGTTTTGGATAGAACAATTGGTTTGTTTCCAACCTTTTTACCATTGCCGAGAGTATTGAATCCAGATGTTGTCATATCAATACCTATGTAGTGCGATGTGCATCTTAGATCATTTGCTAAACCAACATTAGCATCAGTTGGTAGAACATGGTTTTCGATTCTACCGAGATAGAATGAGTTCTGATTGACGGCACGATCATCAACACCCTTGTTGGCATCAACATCAAAACTGTAGAATTGTGATGGTACTTGGAGTGGTGATGCAAAAACCTGAGATAATTCGTTGAATTTATGTGCGGGTTTTGTTACATCTCTATCATAGACACGCTGTTCATTAATACGGAAATTGTATGCGGTTTCAGTTGCCATATCATTTGAAACATACTGGCCTAGAACATCTATACCTGGATTATCTCCGAGAGTTGAAAATTTTTCTTGAACTAGTAAACTACGTACAGTCCTTCCGCTCACGGCGATATCGCGTTCTACGGACTGGGTTACTGTAGCACCTGCACCTGGGTTAGCACTATCTGGGACTTGAGCTAGTGTCATGATTTGATCCTCATATAAGTATGATAGACCCTGCTCACTAAATACCTGTGATCGGAGTGCCTCCATTTGTGGCTGTGAGTAATATAGGTGATCAGAGTAAAATTTAATATTAACTCTTGATGGTTTGATTACACCGCTTGAAGCCGAACCAGATGGAAAGCAACAGATTGTACGATCAGTTCTTGCTGATTGAGTATTAAATACTAGACGCAAAAATACATTTTCTTTCAATGCAAATAAAGGTAACTGTCTACTTCTAGCCATCGGAACTAGATCGGAAAGCGGAACGCTGAAAACTGGGGTAGTGCTGTCTACTGGTGTTGGTTTAAGATTTTGAGGTACAACAGCACGTGCACTATTGTCATTAGCAAATTGAGTGTATTCTAAATCTACTGGAAGTAGGCGACCTGTGGCTTCATCTACCTCAACAAATCTATCCATGGAGCGCCCCGTTTTCGGACTTAACACTAGTGCACGATGTTCGGGGGTACTGAATTGAGAAACCATGGTTTCATAGAATCCAACATCCTCGGATGATGCGATTTCTTTAGAACCAACTAAAAGATGCGCACTTTTAACCAATCCATAAATACCAGTTTTTACAGGAAAGTATGCGTCATTGACTCCAGCTGCAGTAGTTACTGCGAGAGATACCATTGAACCTCCATCCAAAATCCCATTCTTAGGTATTTGAAAAACGCATTCAGAATCTGAAATAGTTATGGGATCGAGCTGTTGCGTGTCTATGCGCATGTTTTCAACAGTAGGCATTGTCTTTACATTTAAGATATCTGGGAGTGACATATTTTTATAATGAATTTATTTATTATAAAATTTTTTTTAATTTTTATTTGTATTAAGTTAGTTAGAAACAGTTATACCTTGGGGCGAGTAAGTTAAGACATTCTTACAAAGTAAATGAGTAAACACAGCATTTGGTGATTGCCCGTTAAGTGATGATACAATACGAGTTGCGTATGCCTGGTTTTTGAAATCAACACCTACGTCCGACACATCGTCTGTAGATAGACCAATACCGAAGTTTCTAGATGCATCAGCACGAATACCATGATCGCGGTTGGCAGTTCTATCTGCTGGGCGATCAACTCTGAGTGGCTGACCTCCGTAATCTAGTAGGCGACGGCTGTTAAGCATTCTGCCGAGTGGCTGGTATGCCTGTAAATATTTCATCATGACCTGAGTTTCTGGGATCTTTGAACTGCTTTGATCAGCACATTTGTATTCGTAATCAACACCAAAGGGGACACCATTGCGACTGAATGATACACGGCGTAATTCTACATCACCTGTGTAAGCATTACCTACAACATTCTTTAACATATCAGTTGTAAAACCATCATGATTGTAACTATTCGAATGAGACACTGGTAGGAAGTTATGAACAATAGAAAGCACACGACTATTTGCGAGATTGTAAGTTTGTGTAGCATCTGAAGAGTTAATAACAGAGTAAAGACTGCTGAAAGTATTGAACTCTAGACTGCCTGTGCCAGCCTGAGACAACTGCTGAACACCCTCGGCATCTGGCACTGCGAGATCGCATGTTAAACTGAGATCTGAAAGTTCGTAAAATGCACCATCGCCTGCTCCTGCGTCAGCGCCCTTAAGAACTTGCTGATCAGAAGCTAATTCAATGTTTATACCGATACCCTGTACGAGCGATAGTGGGATGAGGCTAGTGCCTTGAAGCATACCAGCGTAGAGAGGGATACTGAAATTTACCTCATTATTAACCATAAGAGATGAAGACGATTCTATCCCATTCATAACAGCGACACAACTTTTTTCAGTTGCCATATCCTGCCCTGAGTGTGTGCTAGAGAGAAGCGATGCGACTAGACGGCCGTACTGTCTGATCGATTCGAGAGACTGGTTTGAGCCTGCGCTGACGAGATTGACATTCTGGAAACAACTATGGACACCTACACGGGATGATAGTGTGACGGCAGTAGCACCTCCGCCTTTGCTGTTATTGTTGTTTGGTAGTGTAGCACCAGCTCCTCCTGTAATCTTGAGACGTCCGTTGATACGAAGAGTGTTGGTTTTTAAGTATCGTGCTTGTGATGGTATCTGAAAACTGCAAATCGGATTGCCGTTGCGGAAGGAAAATTTTCCTAGAGCGGGTTGGTTGCTTGGAAGAATTTCTACCTTTGTGAAATCAACTATATTGACGGATGACATATTTTTATAATGAATTTATTTATTATAAAAAATTTTTTCTTTTTTATGTTAATACCCGAAAAAGTTAGAGTATTGTCCAAAGCGACTCTCTTGTTGTTGCTGGAGCATTGGTACATTGGATGTTTGAATCGGTTTGGATTGTCTGTGTTGCCCTAATGCTTGACGATTTTCCTCCTCGATTTTTTTACGTATACGTTCTTCAATCTCTCTTTCCTTACGCTCCTCCTCCTCACGTTTCTTTTTTTCCTTTTCCTCTCTGGCACTTAATACTTTATCGAACTTTTCATAATTTTTCAACCAGTTAGAAAACTCAGCATCCTCATCTGCTGGCTGTGGTGGTTGAAACTGGCTGGCACTGGTATTTTTGTATGCTGTTGGTTTTTGTTTAGCTCTGTTTTCTGCTCTCTTTTGACGCATTCTTTCTAAATGCGCTCGTTGTTTATCACTGATTGGTTTCTTAGTTTTTTTGACAGGTTCTGTTACATACTGGGGTTCAGGTGTCTCAGGCTCTTCATATTCAATAGGTTCTGGTTCAGGCTCTGGTTCGGGCTCTGGCACAGGTGCATTTACAGATAAATCCTTTTGGGGCGGTTTAAATTTTTGTGCCTTTTTTGGCTTTTCATTAAAAACATCACTCGGTGGTTGTGATTTAGGTTCTTCTTTGTGCGGTGGTTCAGGATCTCCGAATTGAATTAGTTTTGGCCTCGGCATGTTTTTATTATACATTTATTTAAATAAATATAAAAAAATTCAATTATTTTAAATAAATTATATAATAAAATGTTTTCAACCCAAAGTAATAATGTGCCTTCCGCCAATGCCAATGATTCTGTATTTTGCCTCGAATTTATTAATCATGAGGCTTTACAGGATTTGTTAAAGTATGCGCCTCATTGTGATATATTCAATGATGAACAGAAATATCAAATCAACTCACTTTCATCTATTAATTATAAGAAAAATCCAGGTAATGAGTTAGGTATGGCAAAAATTATTTATAGATCAAAACCTGCTAATCAGCTCGGACGTGTTTATCATGAATTCAAAGGTAGTAAGGGTAAAGCATTACAACAGCAATCTAAAAGGGTTCGTCATATTTTATGCCATAAAAATAATGGTGAGTGTTTGTATGTAGACATTGATATTGTCAATGCGCATCCGAAAATCATAATTCAATTATGTAAAGCATACAATGTTGAATGTGGTGTCATTGAAGAATATGTAATGAATCGTGAAAAAATATTACAGGATGTTATGAATAGACATAAATGTAATCGATCACAGGCAAAAAAATTATTCATTAGATTATTATACAGCGGAGGCTGGCAGAATTGGTTTATTGAATTTGAATTACCTGTTATTGAACCTATCGATTTTGTCAAAGATTTTTATAAGCAAATGAGAGATATTTGTCAAAGATTTTATACTCATACTGATTTTAGCCGTAATATTCATGAGGCTAATAACAAAAAAGCAAAACATATTGGTAAGTTTATCAACCCTGAGGCAACATGTCTTTCATATATTATTGCTGAACGAGAGAATCTTATTCTTTGGAATATGCGTCGTTTCTTTATGAATAACGGATTACAGGTTTCCGTGTTGGTTTATGATGGTTTGATGGTAAGGAATGATGGTTCTGATGTCAGTGAGTTATTCGATGAGTGCCAGGAATATATAAAAACTAATACTAGTTATGAAGTAAAACTAGAAACTAAACCATTGACAACTGATTTAGATTGGAAAGGTATTGTTGATAAATTGAAAAATGGTGTATTAGATGAAAGCAAAGTTAAACTCGGTGATTACTTTAGTGTCAAAGCACTAACTAAAATATCTGCTGAAAGACCAATGGATGAATATCTTATGAAGAAATATTATTTTGAACACTGGGTAAAATATTCTTTAACTAATAAATGTTATTTCGTAAAAAATAAATATGAACTCACTCAGAGCACTAAAAGTGATGTTAGGGATATGCTCGGAATGAGAGCTGTCAAAACTAAAATACCAAAATCAAAAAATGAATGTTGGACTTTTATTGATTATTATATGAATGAAGATGAAGATGTCAGAGCATACCAAAGTATTTGTTATGAGCCATTTGATCCTTTCAATGAATTCAAAGATGTAGTTGCTGAAAACATTAATAAGTTTGCAACATACAAACATAATATTAAACCGAGAGATAAAGTTGACAAAACGAAAGATTACATACCAGCATATTTAAAACACATGAAAAGATTTTGTGAGAATAATGAAAAAGTGTTAGAGTATGTACTAAGCACGTTGGCATGGAAAGTTCGTGATCCTAGATTCAATGCTGGTGTTTCGATTGTGTGTCAGTCCAGGGAGGAGGGTGCTGGTAAATCATGTTTGTTAGAGCCATTTAAAAAAATGTTTGGTATTTCAAATGTAAATTTCCATCATACATTAGGAGGATATTGTGGTAGATTTAGTAAAAGGTGTGGTGAATCAATGATTACTGTCATTGATGAATTGAAACAGGATAGATCCGATAATCCTCATATGGAACAGTTTTATAGTGATATTACTAGTCCTCGAATCGTCGTTGAGCCTAAGAATGTAATGGCTTACGAAGTTGAAAACTGCTCACTAATTATTGCTTTCTGTAATAAATTATGTCTCAAAGTAAATACTAACAGCTCCTCATCACGTAGGTTCTGTGCTACGATATTCGATGATACTGGGATTGATATTAAATCACCAGAATATAAACAATGGTTATTAGATAATATAATTGTTTTCCAGGAGGACGATGACGCATTGTCTCAGTTATTCTGGTATTTATATGATTATAAAAAATTAAGTAAACAGGAATTAAGAACTGTCCCGATTACTAAGGGTATTACATCACTCAGAAATGTAAATGCTAAACATGAACAAATGTTTATCTATAATTACTTATTTGTAAGTGAGACATACAAAAAGGAAAATGATCTCAATGACACTACTAAAGTCCCAACTCATGTTTGGATTGATGGTGATGATGTTATCGTGAATAGGACTGTCGTTGATAATCATTTCAAACATGAAGCTAGAATTACAGGGTATGTCAAAAATAAGATTCTAGAATCATCTAGAGGGATTACAGATGTAAGAAAAGAAAATGTTAGATGTTATAAATTTCATTTACCTACTATTAAATCATCTTTAAATTTCATTGAATAAATTACTTTACTTTACTTTATATATAGTATATATACTATATATAATATATATAATATATAATATATATAATATATATAATATAATAAAAAACAAAAGAAACAAAAATAAACAAAAAATAAACAAAAAAAGTGGTATCGGAAACAAAAAACAGAAATAAGTGTAATATTCATATAGAAAGTAGATTGAAAGTATTTTTAAAATATAATATATAAATGTAGTATATTATAAGAAGTTGGGAAATTTTTGTATTTTCTACCGATACAACTTTTTTTATTTTTTTGAAAACAAATTTTGTTTTTGTTTTTATTAAATAGAAATAAATAGAGATACAATATAATTCAAATTGTTTTAAAAAATAAGTATAATAAAAGGATGCCTCGTAAAGCTCGTTCAGAGAATAAAAACTTTTATCACTTCTGCCTTTACCTCGATAATGG